CGAAGCCCTTGATTGGGACGGTAATGATGTGATTGGGAAGGCACGAATTCTGGATACTCCAAATGGTATGATTGTAAAAGGTCTGCTTGATGGCGGTGTGCAGTTGGGTGTCTCAACTCGTGGTATGGGAAGCCTTGAGAACAAGAATGGCGTCATGTATGTCAAAGATGACTTTATGTTAAATACAGTCGACATCGTGCAGGATCCATCAGCACCAACAGCCTTCGTTAATGGAATTATGGAAGGTGTTGAGTGGGTTTGGAACAACGGTATTGTTGAAGCTCAGGAAATTGAAAAAATGGAGACTGAAATAATGAAAGCTCCACGCGCTGATCTCTATGAGACTCAAGTTCGTGAGTTTAAGAATTTCCTCTCAATGATAAAATCAAAATTGTAAGGAGTCAAACATGACTGATCAAGTACAAGACCAGGACGTTGAGCTCGAAGAGGAAAACGTCGAAGAAGCTCATGATCCCAAGAATGCTGAAGCACAGTCCGTAGCCGCTACCGATAAAGCCGGTAAAGCTACAGGCACAGCGCCAGCACGGAAGGGCGACAAGAAAAATTCTGACAAAATGGCAAAAGTTGAAAAGCCAAAAGGTGAGAAAGTTTCTATGGAGTCTGTAGAAATCGATGCTGATTTCTCTGACGATCTTAACGCTCTAGTAAACGACGAAGCAACACTTAGCGAAGAGTTCAAAGAAAAGACTGCGGTCATCTTTGAAGCTGCTGTTAAGAGCAAAGTCGCTGCAGAAATTAATCGTTTAGAAGAAGCATATGCTGTCGAACTGGAAGAAGAAGTATCAACCGTTAAGGCTGAGCTTGTTGAAAAGGTTGACTCATATTTAAACTACGTTGTTGAGAATTGGATGGAAGACAACAAGCTAGCAATCCAAAGTGGTTTGCGCGCTGAAATCGCTGAAGGTTTCATGAATGGATTGAAAGATCTGTTTGTAGAAAACTACATCGAAGTCCCAGAATCCAAAGTTGATCTGGTAGACGATCTTGCTGAGCAAGTCGAAGACCTAGAAGAAAAACTCAACAAATCAACTGCGCAAGCAATGGAAGTTTCTGAAGAACTAGAATCATATAAGCGTGAAGCGGTTATCCGTGAAGCGTCAAAAGATCTAGCAGAAACTCAAGTAGAGAAATTAAGATCTTTGGCAGGTGATGTCGATTTTGTTAACGAAGAAACCTTCGCTAAGAAAGTTGCAACTATCAAAGAATCATATTTCACTAAACAAACTGCTGAAGTAATGACAGAAGAAACAGACGATGTTGAAGGCGATGCAATCGTAGAAACATCTGACGTAATGTCTCGTTATATTCAAGCAATTAAATCATCTACCAAGTAATCCTTTAGGAGTTCAATTAAATGGAACAAACATACGATAAATTGGTTGAGAAGTGGGCTCCGGTTCTTAATGAAGAATCTGCTGGCACAATTCAAGACCGTCACAAAAGAGCAGTTACAGCTGCTGTCCTCGAAAACCAAGAGCGTGCTCTTTCCGAAGAGCGTGCACAGCACAATGGCTTTTTGTCTGAAGCAGCTCCAGCCGGTGCTAACACAGGTTCGATTGGCACATGGGATCCAGTATTGATCTCATTGGTTCGTCGTTCCATGCCAAACCTTATGGCATATGACGTAGCAGGTGTTCAGCCAATGACAGGCCCAACAGGCTTGATCTTTGCAATGAAGTCACGTTACGATGCCGGTACAACTGGTTCCGCAGAAGCTCTGTTTAACGAAGCTGATACATCCCACGCTGGTACACAAACTGGTGCTGGTAATGGCGCAGCTGGTGCATCCGGTCTTTCCGGTGTCACTGACGGTGGCGGCAACGGCTCTATCGATGAAGAGCGTGTAACAGCAATCACAGGCACAGGCATGACAACAGACTCAGCCGAAGCTTTGGGTTCTGCTGGTAACAGTGCATTTGCTGAAATGGGTTTCACCATTGAAAAAGCAACTGTGACTGCAAAGTCACGTGCTTTGAAAGCAGAGTACAGCCTCGAGCTTGCACAAGACTTGAAAGCAATTCATGGTCTTGACGCAGAGACAGAGTTGGCAAACATCTTGTCAGCAGAAATCTTGGCTGAAATCAACCGCGAAGTAATTCGTACAATCAACGCACAAGCTAAAACTGGTGCAGCAACTGCTAACACAGCTCTTAACGGTGTGTTTGACTTGTCTTCTGATGCAGACGGTCGTTGGTCAGTTGAGAAGTTCAAAGGTTTGATCGTACAGATCGAACGTGAAGCTAACACAATTGCAAAAGAAACACGTAGAGGTAAAGGTAACTTTATTATCTGTTCTTCCGACGTAGCTTCTGCTTTGGCTGCTTCTGGCATGTTGGATTACACTCCTGCATTGTCCACGAACTTGAACGTAGATGACACAGGCAACACATTTGCTGGTGTACTGAACGGTCGTACAAAAGTGTACATCGATCCATATGCAACAGTAGACTATGTAACAGTTGGTTACAAAGGTACTAACCCATATGACGCTGGTCTGTTCTATTGTCCATACGTACCGCTCACAATGGTTCGTGCAGTCGGTGAAGACAACTTCCAGCCAAAAATTGGTTTCAAAACCCGTTACGGCATGGCGTCTAACCCATTCGTAGGTGCTACACCTGCAGATGGTCTGGCAGCTGCGAAGTCTAACCAGTACTACAGAATCTTCCGCGTAGACAACATCTTAACAACTTAATAGTTAAGAGTTTCGGAA